ACTTGCTCGTTTGATTCGTAAGGCTCATGAAGATGAGCGCAAAGGACCTCTTTCAAAAGAGTTCTGGGAAGTTTCTCGCATGGGAACAGGACCTACAACGAACTTTACTCTTAACTTCGTTCGTGGTCGTGACCTTGCAGAGGAATGGAAGTTGAACGATGAAACCGTTCAAGAACTTGTAGCAGCCGCTGTTCCGTATACAGCAGAAGTAGTTCGAGAGACCCCTCGCTCCGAAATGCTAGAAGTTGCTCGTTCTGTAGCCTAATACGCTTCCACTGAATAGGGACCTGTTTATTTCCGTTTTCAGGTCCCTATTCTCTAACCGAAAAGAGGGATGATGAACATAGTTACAACAAAGGAACAACTAGAAGAATTAGTTGAGTTTTATTCTAAGGTTAATGCATTTGCATTTGATGTTGAAACTGTAGGTGAAAATAGAATTCAACCTGTGGTTAATGATGTACTTTGGATTTCATTAGCAACTGAGGGTCGTAGCGATGTAATTCCTATGGGACATCCCAACGGAGAGTTTTTACACTGGGATAAAGAAATGCTTCTTAGTGGTCAAAGAAAATTTGCTGCAGGTAAACCTTTAAAAAATGAAGACTATTCAAAAAATCAAGCCAAATGGAAACCAATATTTGATTTACCACCAGAGCAGTTACTTCCTGGAGATGTTTTTAAAGCATTAAAACCATTATTTTTTAGTGACAAATTAAAAATTGGTCACAATGTTAAGTTTGATTTAAAATCTATAGCAAAGTATTACAGGGGAGTAGTTCCATCTAAGCCTTTTTTTGACACACTTATGGCTGCATTTGTTATAGATAGTCGTAACCGTATAAGTTTAAATCTTGCTGCTTGTGCTGAAAGAGAACTAAGTGTTAAGGTTGAAAAAGGGGTTGGTGCAGAGGTTGAAGCCTATGCTTTTAGTGTTGTAGCAAAGTATGCAGGTATTGATGCAGAAGTTACATGGAATCTTTATAAAACTTTTTATCCAAAACTTCAAAACGGATTAAAAAAAGTATGGGATTTAGAGATGGATGTTATTGCTGCTTTGTGTGATATGGAATTAACTGGGGCAACAATAGATGTTGAAGAACTTACTGATTTAAAAATACGGTTAGAAAAAGATATAGATGATGCTAAAGCAAGAGCATGGAAAATAACTGGCAAAGCCTTTGCTATGAATTCTGTAAAAGAAAAACAAGAAGTGTTATTTTCTTCAAAACCAGAAGGCCGTGGAATTAAACCTAATTTAAAAGTTAAGATTGCTCTTACAGCAAGGGGTCAGGCTGTTGCCGCAACAGACCCTGCTAACTTAACTATGTATCACTACTCTGTATCATCTGATGCTCTTGAATTTTATAGAACTAAAGATGAATTGGTCGATGCAATTTTAGAATATCAAGACTTAAATAAGTTAATGACTACTTATGTAATGCCTTATTTAGGTGGAGAAATAACACGCACTACTATGGGTAAAGAAAAAGTTTTTGATAAAAAAAGTTTTTTAATTAATGGAAGAGTACACACTGATTTTAAACCACACGGTGCAGAAACTGGAAGATTTTCTAGTAGTAATCCAAATTTACAAAATATTCCAGGCGAAGGAGAGTATGGAAAGTTAATCCGTAATCTTTTTATTGCTCCAAAAGGCTACAAATTAATTGTTGCTGATTACTCACAAATTGAACCACGTATTATTGCGTCTTTTTCTAACGACCCCATCATGGTTAAAAATTATTTAGATGGAAAAGATATATACACCACTATTGGAAATACAATGGGAGTAAACAGAAAGGCTGGTAAAATTCTTGTTTTATCTATTGCATATGGGGTTGGTCCTGAAAAAATTGCACAAAGTATTGGCTGTTCAGTTTCAGAGGCTAAAGATTTATTAAATAGATTTGCCGAAGAATTTAATACTATTGGAAAATATAGAGCAAGAGTAATTAGACAATGTTTATCACAACGTCCAACCCCCTACGTAACTACTCTTTATGGAAGAAAACGTTACCTTCCAGATCTTAAGAGCACAGATAAAGGATTAAAATCTAGAGCAGAAAGACAGGCCTTTAATACAATTATCCAAGGATCTGCTGCAGATTTAATGAAATATGCAATGGTAAGAGCACACTCTTGTTTTGTTGACGAACCAGGGGCTCAAGTAATTTTGACTGTACACGATGAATTGGTTACAGTTGCTCGTGAAGACATCGCAGAAGAGGTAGCCGAAGCAATTCGGGAATCAATGGAAGGTATAAAAATTCCAGAGATTACAGTTCCACTTATTGCAGATGTAAAAATAGTAAACAAATGGGGAGAAGCAAAATGAGTAACTCAGACTGGTGGGCTAAACAACTTGGAGCACAGCCTCAGACTCCACAACAAAGACCTGCTGATATTCCTATGCCAGCATCACAACAACCTATGACAAAATTTGAACCATCAATACCACAACAACCCATTACAAAAGCGCAGAGTGTTAAACAAACACAATCGTGTCCAGATTGCGGTTCAGCAAACTACATGTCTCCTGCACAAAACGTTGGACTTAGATGTTATGACTGTGGATACCCACTACAACAATCAGGAAGTAAATTTGGTTCTTTAACTGGAGCAAAAGTTGAGGGTTCTGTTAAATCCTCAATAGGTAATGACACTCAAAGTAATTGGAATCCACAAGGAATTATTGGGCGTATTGATTAATGAATAAACCTTTTAGTTCATCATTGTATACAGAAAATGATAATGCAAAAGAATTAATTATTAATTGGTTAATATCAAAGGGTTTTGAGGCCTGGGTTAATACTGATCAATATGGTATTGACATTGTTTATCACGATGAAACTGCAGTCTATCGTTATTGTGAAGTAGAAGTAAAACATAACTGGAAAGGTTCTGAGTTTCCTTTTAGTACAGTACATTTTCCAAAACGAAAATTAAAATTTGCAAATGTTAATTCAATGTTTGCAATGTTAAATCATGAACGTACCCATGTTTTGTTAATTTCTGGACAACAATTTATTGATGCCCCTATTATTTGTAAAGATACTATTTATACTAAAAACGAAGAGTTTATTGAAATAACAATACAAGATTGCAAAATTGTAAATTTAATGGAGGAGAATAATGAATGATGAAGCAAAAAAAATTGTTGCACAACTCAACAAGAAATTCGGCAATAATGTGGTCGTCCTTGCTTCTGATATTAGGAGCGACCTTATTCCTCGTATTACCTCTGGTAGTACTACGTTGGATTATGTCCTCGGAGGAGGATTTCCAGGAAACCAATGGAACGAACTCATAGGAGAACCATCACACGGTAAAACTGCCGTTGCTTTAAAAACTATTGCAGCAAACCAAACAATTAATCCAGAACACACAACTGTGTGGGTTGCTGCAGAACAATGGGTTCCAGAGTATGCAGAAATGTGTGGGGTAGATACCAGTCGTGTTATTGTTATTGAAACATCAATTATGGAAGAGGCTTATCAATCAGTGATTGAATTTGCTGAATCAAAATCTGTTGATGCAATTGTTATTGATTCATTACCAGCGTTATCTCCTGCTCCAGAAATGGAAAAAGATATGAGTGAAATGACTGTTGGTAAGGGTGCACTTCTTACAAACAAATTTTTTCGTGTAGTAGGTACCGCAATGAAACGAAGTCTTATAGAAGATGAAAGACCTGTTTTAGGTTTAATTATTAATCAGTATCGCATGAAAATTGGTGTCATGCATGGCGACCCAAGAACTACACCAGGTGGTGAAGGAAAAAATTATGCTTTCTTTACTCGGTGTGAAATTCGTAGAGATGAGTGGATTGAAGTAGGTAGTGGAACTAACAAAATACGTATAGGACAAAGAATTAAAGTAAGAACATTAAAAAATAAAACCGCACCACCACAACGAGTTGCTTACTTTGATTTTTATTTTGCCGATGGTGGACCTTGTTTACCAGGAGAGTATGATTTTGCAAAAGAGATTGCCTCTCTTGCAGTTGTAAAAGATATTATTCAACGTAAAGGCGGATGGTATTACTATGGAGAAAGAAAATGGCAAGGTATTGAACCAGTCATTGATAGTATCCGTGCAGAAATTGATCTCAAGGAAGAATTACAAAAGGTTGTCCTTAATTCCTCCGATGTACCGATGGCTGGAGATTCTAACAATGATTGAAAATAAAAAATTTATAGTTAATGATACTGATTGGGCACAAACAATAGAAAAAGGTGTAGAAGATTACACCGACATGTTGTTTGAAGCCGTATGGGAAGGAAGCGATGATGTAGTTCCAGAAACACTTTCTGGAGAACCATTCTGTGGTTGCAGTCAATGCTTTTGGCGTGAAACATTTTTTTATCTTGTCCCTCATTTGCTGGAGGGTTATGAAGATGGCAAGATAGAACTTGAAGACTAAAGGACAGAAAGAATCTCAAAAGCACGAGAAGAGACTTGCCAAAAAAATTGGTGGTTCTCGTAACGCCGCATCTGGGGCTCTTTGGTCACGAAAGGGTGATGTAAGATCAGCCGACCTGCTGATTGAACATAAGTGGACTGGTAAAAAACAGACTACAGTAAAATCCGATGTCTTAAAGAAAATAGTAAGAGAGGCAATACTTGATGGAAGAATGCCAGTACTCGGTATCCATCTTGATGGGGAGAATTACGTGATTCTTCTTGAAGACGATTTCATGGAAATGCGAGATAAGATCAAGGATGCCTAACACATGGATGAACCAGAATACTCCTGGAGATATAAAGCAAGATGCTCAGGTCAAGACACTGACATCTTTTACCCTCCTCGTGATAAAGATCAGTATAAAACAATTGCTGATCAAGCCAAATCATTCTGTCTTGGTGAGACAGGAAAGAACCACTGTCCAGTACGTACCGAATGTTTATGGGATGCAGTCAAAAGAGATGAGCCACATGGGATCTGGGGCGGATTAAGCCACAGAGAACGTAATGCCTTAATGCGAAAGTGGCAAAAGAGTTACAAAAAGAAAATGTCCCTAAAAGAATTTATTTTCAGTACAGACAAGGAATACTAAATGGTACAAAAGACAGAGTTACAAAAGTTCTTAGATACCAAGAAGGCTGATACACGTCTTATAGGTGAGATAGAGCGACACCTAATGAGACAACCAGATTCAGACCGTCGTACGGATGTACTACACCCTTCAGAAATTATTAAGGCTGATTGGTGTCATAAGTATTCCTATTACCTATTAAATGGTGGCAAGGCAAAGAGAGAAAAACCAAACCTTCGCCTTCAAAATATCTTTGATGAAGGACATTTTATTCACGCTAAATGGCAAAACCGATTAGCAGATATGGGTGTTCTATATGGACAATGGAATGGTTTAACTGGCAGTGGTTGGGCTGTATCTAAAGATGTAGATTTATCTATACACGATTATAAAGAGGTACCCCTAGTACATGAGCCACTTCGTATCTATGGTCATGCAGATGGCTGGGTTAAGGGATTAGGAGATGACTGCCTGATAGAGATTAAATCAATTGGTGCTGGCACTCTGCGGTTCGAGGCTCCAGATCTTTTGTACGATGCTGATGGTGATGTAACTAAAGCATGGAAGAACATTCGTCGACCATTTCGTAGCCACTTACTTCAAGGGCAGATGTATTTGGAATTGGCTAAACGGCAATTTGGAGAAGAAGCCCCTAATGAAATAGTTTTTATTTATGAATTAAAAGCAGATCAAGATTATAAAGAATTTACTGTTAAGGCTGATTATGAAATTGTTGAAAGAATATTTTTGGCTGCTCAAAAAGTTGTAAATGCTGTTGAAACAAGCGTAATGCCAGAATGCAACGTTTCACCTGAAGGATGTAAATCCTGTCTTTTGATTGGAAATTAATGAACGAAATAGATGTATTAATGAAGAAGGGTCTTGCTCTTCCTAAACCACAGTATGAACAAGCGGTATTACCTCCAGATATTACCGATCTTAGTAGCGAAGATTTGGCTGTGATGTTTACTACGCTTACTGGTTGGGCGGATTACTTTGCCTCTCAGTTAGTTCAGGCTCAACTGCGTGAGCGTGAGGCTCAGAGAGCATTGGATCTGGCTGAAAATAAGTTACTTATAACTAAAATGGGAGCATCCTCTAAAGGCTCAACCGTAAGTTTAGCCAAGGCTCAGATTGCAACTGATCCAGAAATTCTTAAATTAGGAGATACCTATGAAGAACGGTATGCTTATCGCAAGATCCTAGAGATGATGGTATCAAATCAAGAACGAGACATCACCCTAGTTTCGAGGGAAATAACACGGAGAACAAACGAGTCCCGAATGGGACGGAGGGATACATTTATAACATGAAAAAAATAATTAATGTATTAATACTTGCATTAACATTTGTTACACTACCATTAACAAATTCTTATGCAGATGTAAATAAATATGTACAACTTAAAGACGGTGTTGCTTTTGCATACGTTGAAAGTGCAGGTTTTGTTGGAAATTCTATTCTTCTTCCAACAGGAGTTTCTTGGGAAGATGTTAAATTTAAAAAATATGAAAATGAAACTTGGGTTACCGCTCCTGTAATTAATACAGTAACTGAATTAGTTAATAATCAAGTTGTTCAAACACAAAATACCGTATTTGCTAGTGATGCTAAAGGAGATGTTGTTTCTTCAGAAGTTCAACTAGGTTGGTATAAAACTAATACAGGATCTTACGTTGATCCAGTAACTGCATCTCTTGCATCTCAAATTCTTCCTGGTTCTATTGAAAGAAGTACTAGAGAAGATACAACAACTATTTCAGTAAATTTAGAAGGTAACTATAATTCAACTTCTTTTACTAAAACAGCGGTGTTATCTGCAATTCAAACCAATTATGAAAATGCTACTGTAGTTCAATTAAATGGTTTAAAAACTACAAATACAGTAGAAACTGTAGAAAGAATTGTTTTTACTTCACCAAAAACTCGTGCACAGATTCAAGCCTCTATTAAAAATAAATTAAATTTAATAGAACTATATTTAAATCGATTTTATATGTTGCTTTCGGGATGGGTTCTTGACTAATAATATGGATGAATCTGTTCTTGAAGAAGCACAGAGACTGATAACGGGTGATCGTAATAAGTCTTACGACCACCCGTTAGACAACTTTAATCGAATTGCTAAAGGTTGGGAAGTTATTTTTAATACACAAGTAACTGAAGAACAAGTTGGATTAGCAATGGCTTGGGTTAAAATTTGTCGTGAAGTTTATCAATCAAAAAGAGACAACTTAGTTGACGGGGCGGGTTATCTAGGAACTGTGCAAATGGTCATAGATGAAAGAGAACGCCGTGCCAACCAAAGCGATTGATGGTGGTTTACCAAAAAATTGCGATGTAGTAGTTGGTATTGATCAGTCTTTAACTGGATTTGCATTTACTGCATTAAAGTATGATGAACCAAATAAATATATAACATGGGTTTATAAATCCCCATATTTTGGAATAGAACGTTTAGCCGATATTAGACAATGGCTTATTGATCATTACGATTATCTAAAAGAACAAAACAACACAGTTCTTGATACCGCTATGGAAGGTACTGTTCTTGCTAGTCATGCAGCCTTAGTATTGGGAGAGTTATCCGCTTTAGTACGTATAACTATCTATGATTATTTTGATGACGAAATTAGAAAATATCCTTTAAAAGTTCCACCTATGACTCTTAAAAAGTTTGCAGCAGGTAAAGGAAATGCCAAAAAACAAGAGATGTTGTTACAGATATACAAACGATGGGGCATAGAGTTTAATGATGATAATGCCGCAGATTCTTACGCTCTTGCAAGGCTCTTAGGAAAAAACTTCTATAATGAGGTCGAGAAGGCAGTTGCCGAACAAATGAAAGATTCTAAATACAGAGACCAACCTAGACTTTAGCCTTACCATTTATTCCAGGAGCGGCATACCAATTCGAACCAAAGGACTAACAATTGAATACAGAACCCGTAGTAATTCCCGCTGAAGAACCATTTTTAAGAGTAAGTGCAAGTTCAAATCCTCAGAGCGTTGCATCAGCAATAGCCCACGCAATTTATGATAAACACGAAGTTAAACTTCGTGCCGTTGGTGCTGGAGCCGTAAATCAAGCAGTTAAGGCAATTGCAATTTCTCGTGGGTATGTAGCCCCTAGAGGTTTAGATTTAACCTGTAAACCAGGATTTACAACCATTGAAAGCCGTGACGGAGAAATTTCCGCTATTGTGTTTGCCATTTCAGCAAGTTAAAAGAGTTCTATCCTTAGACATACATTAAGGAGTCACCATGGCAACTTGGACATCATTAGGTCACGCAATGCGTCGTCGCATGGGCGCACCTTCATCCCATCTAGAGTCAGCAGGTAAAAGTATGAATAAAGATATATCACCAGAACAGATTGTTGCATCTGGAGCCCGTGCTTACATGGGTAGCGATGCTAATAAGTTTAATAACGTAAGCGGAACTCCTGCTGTTGGCAAACTAATGCCAAAGAAAAATACACAAGCAGCAGAGCCAGATTATGGTACAAAAGCAAATCGTAAGTTTGTGGAACGTAAAGGTGCACAGTATCGCATTACTGCAAAGATGCCAGCACAGACTTCGCCAGAAGCAAGTGCAACAATGATGAATGCACGAACAATTCCTTCTGTTGTTGGACGTCAAAATCCTAACTTCCAAAGCGGAATGGGCGACGCTTACTAATATGCCATTGTCGAATTCACAATTCGGCGGTAGCAGTTTATATTCTTCAATGGCGGAAACGCCAGATGTAGAAACGCCGCTTTCATTAGGTAAGAACACAATGGGTTCTGCTGCGGCTGCAACTGCATGGAAAAATAGAAGTTTAGGTGGCGGTAAACCATTATCTTTATCAAGTAAAACATCAGGTACCACTTTTAATTGGGATGACACTTCTTCTCCAGCATCAGTTCCTCAATCTGATAGAGGTGCTGGAAGAAATGCTTAGCAATGAACAGTTTGCCGAATTAGCCAACAAAGGTGGAGCCAGTCGTAGTTTTTCTACATTTGAAGCGCCAAAGGGTCCAGGAGTTATGGTTTCTATTCCTGGAAAAGAAAAAATTACAGATGCACCATTAACTGCAGATCAAGCAACCAGATTTAGAAAAGAACACGAAGTATCTGCAACTAAAGATATGTATCAAGGTGCATGGAAAACTGGTGGAAAAATATTCCAAGATGTTAGTAAGAAACACACCAATCTTCCAGAGGCTCGTGCTGCAGGAGAAAAAAATAAACAAATTGCTGGTTATGATTTAGGTGGTACAGATAAACGTCGTATGGGTGGCGGAGATGTTTATTTTGGACGCAAAGTTCCTGGAGTTGAATCTAATCCAGAGTTTGTAGCAAGTGCACATGCAACTAGTGAAGCAGAAAGAATGTCGCCAAAACCAAAGGCTCAAGAATTTGCAGAACAAGCACAGATAAGCCGTGGTGCTACATACAAAGGTAAAAAAATTTCAGTAAATGAAGTATATGCAACTATTGCTAAGAACCGTCGAAACAGAGGTGTCTGATGGCTGGCGGTTATAATAACTTTTCAGCAACACAAAACTGGCAGTCACTTGGTGGTGGCGGTTTAAATGGTTATAACAATCAGAGCGGTGCTGGTACTCCTGTAGCACGAGACACAATGGATTCGCTCCGAATCGGTGTTGGTCGTATTCCATCTGCAGAATATCCTGATGGCTATTTAGGCACAATTCGTTCACGTCGTGATGATCGTTTATTAGATTCAATTAAAAATCGTGTAAATCAAAAGGCTTATCAACGTGGTGTTCACAAAGGTGAACGCATTGAACCATCTATGTATTACTGGCCAGAAGGTATTAATCCAATGATGGGTATTACTCGTCAAATGAAAGCCGTTCAAACAAATAATGATGGCGCAGTAACTTATATGATTCCTCGCAATGCTCCACAAACTCAATTAACTCCTGCCCCACACCTAGTAAATGACGGTAAAGCAAACACTGTGGCTGATCAACCTGGACAAATTGATGCACGTCGTAAAGCAATGCTTGCTTACTTGAGACCAGCGTGGTCATAGAATGGCAAAATTTGGTATAGATCCCCATGGTCGTTGGGATAAAAATATTGCAGAATCTCAATTTAAAGGTCATGTTGAAAATATTATAAATAAATACCGTGAAGCATCACCTTCGTTTGTTGAAGGTGGTCATCAATGGTATGAAAAAGCACATGAAGAAGCAACAAAACTTGGTAAAGGTGACACAAAACGTGGAGCAGGAATTATTGCTGCACTTTCTCCTTTAAATGATTGGGAAAGAAACGTAAAAGAAGCAAAAGAATTAGTAAAAACTGGCGATGTTAAAAGCGCTCTTCTTCCAGCAAATGTTGCAAAGGCTCAAAGAATTCATGCAGGAGAAACACCCGAAGAAGTACTTGGTGGTCACAAAGTAACTAACTTTTTTCAAAATATACATGATCCAAATAACAAATCACCAGTAACAATTGATCGTCATGCTTATGATATTGCAATGGGTAGACCTTTTGCTGGAACAGGAAAACCAAAGAATTTAGAAGAATTAAAAGTTCCACGTCAGACAGGAACTATGTCTCAAGACTTAGGCTTAAGTTCAATGGGTAGATATCAACATTTTGTACGTGCATATCAACATGCTGCTGGAGAATTAAATGTTGACGTGCCTAATAAAGTACAAGCAACTTCTTGGGTAACTCATAGAGGGGCAATAGGATGACACAACCAGTTGATGGCGTGTATGACCACACTAAACCTTGGCGTGCTCCACTAAAACCTGATCAAGTAGCAAAACGGTATTCTTACAATGGCCCATGGGCATCAAACATGGAACGTTTAACTCAACAGGCTTTAATGGTTATGGCTATTCCTGGTAAAGATATTCAAGAAATGGTTAGACCACCTCTCCCACAGATTCAATTATTTCCAGATAGATTTGGTTACGGAGATCGTTCTCAACCTGGAATTGATGACATTGTAACTATCGACAGAAAGTATGCAGAACCAAGAGTATCCTGGTTCTCTGGCGGTGTTGCTGGTTATCAAGCAGCCGAACGAAACGCACTAGGGAGTAACTAATGCCAACTATGGTTCCTGATCGTGGCAATGATCCAAAACGTGTTCCTGGTTCTTATATGAGTTTAGTTAATAAAGCACAAGTTTCTAAAGGCGATAATCCAAAATTTAAATGTGAATCTTGTGGTAAAAAAGGCGCTATGGATTATGCTGGTCAAGGACGTGTGTGTAAAACTTGTGCAAATGAAAGAGGATTTTAATGGACGACGGAGATGGAATAATGACAATGGAGTTACAGGCAAAACAAATTGCCGAGAATGTTATGAACTATAACGGTTCAGCACCATGCCCTACTTGTGGCGTAGTAATGAACCCAGTAGAATTTATAGCCAATCGTGGACATTGCATGTCTTGCTTGACTGATAGTAAGTTACGTAAAATTAAGGGGAAAATGGCATAATGTTATTTAATGATCGTAGAAGAACCCGCATTCAGAGTGCTAAAGAGCGCCAAAGGGTACATAATTTAGTTAGGGATACAGGTGCTTATATTTCTTCTCCAAAAGGAGAATATCCAGCATCTCGCAAGGAACAGTACGCTCAATCGACTCAAGCGGTAGAAACCGTTATTGAGGCAAACAGGAAGAAGAAATAATGGCCGTTAACTCATCACGTTCAATGAACAAGTCACTAGATGACGGAACAACTGATGGTAAGTACCGTAAGGCTCGTCCAGATACAGAAGTAACAATGGATTCAGCCCCTACAGAAGCCAATCGTCAAACATTACATCCATTTTATGGATATGGATTTCAAACATCTGAGTATCCAGCAAAGGTAAACCCAGGTAAGTAATAATGGGAAGCACACAAGCAGAGGGATACGCTGCACACGATAAACAGTTTAAACGCAATGGTAGTGCTGGTCTTCTTGCTCACTTACAAGGTAACCATTATCCACCAGTTCCAGCGTCAATGCTTGGACCATCAAAACGTGCTATTAGTGCTGTAAATAAAGGTAAACATGATTCAAATATTAAACTTCCAGAAGGTATTTTGTATAAAGGTAAAAAGTCTGCACCAGCATCTGCAATTGTTGAAGCACACCACCTACATGCGTGGTTAAACCAAGATCAATTTCAGGATTAAATATGGCAAAAGTAGCAAAAACTAATTTAGCAAAAGCACCAGACTTTATTGCTAGTAGAATTCCTTTTCAAGCAGCAGCGTTATCAGGTGTAGAAGGTACTACTGGCCCTGGCTATATGTCAGATGATGAAACCCGTGAGTATCGTAAATCAAATCCAACATACACTGTTCGTTCTTACGGAACTCCAATTGCATGGCATGGTGATGCTGGATGGCAACATTCAACCTCTAAATATTCAGTAACAACTTCTAAACATCAAAATCTTGTAAAACGTGCACTTAATGATCATTTCCAAAGTGGTCATGACAATGCAAAAAATCCAGACTACGGCCTACCTCTTGGCAAAAAGTAAAAGTGGTGGGGGTCGTAATGACTCTCGTAAATGCGGTAAAGCAAACAAGAAACGCCCAAAGTCAAACGTAAAAAGAGGTAAATCTTGCTGCGGATACTCAATTAAACGCACAGATCGTTTAGACCATAATCAAAATCATCGTAAAATAGCCACAGCAGCCTAAATACGCTAGGCTACACGGACTACTACAAGGAGCAGCATGAGTAACGTACCTATTCTTGGTGAAAAGAAAAAAGACAATGAACCAATGTTTCGTTTATTGTTTTGTCTTGTATGTCAAACTTTAGAAGAGTTACCTCCTTATGAAGGTGCTCCAGAACAAGATTACTTATTGGCTGTTGCTTGTGATAACCATGTATTTCCTTCTGGAGAACCTCATAAAGGTAAATTATTTGTATTACCTTTAAGGGCTTGGGCTAAGTCTGAATCTAAAAAAGAAATTATTCGCCAAATTAAAGGCGGAGGATCTGCTGGTCTTGCAGAAATAGATGATAGTTTTTATGACTCACGTTCTATATTTATGGATGATGCAATGACTTGTTATAAACGTCATAATAAACCTACAGATGGCTGTTCCGATTGGCATACTAGAGACAAAATGTTAGTACCAAAAACTGTCAAAGAACGTAGAGCCGAAGGTATGGAAAAATATGAAGAATCTCCAGGAGCAAAAACATATTTATGTGATTTTTGTCCAGTAGCAGTAGGTGTAGCGCAACGTAAACAAAAATTGATGGGAATAAACTAATGACTGAAAATCAAATTAAAACAGCCTTTACTGTAGGAATTAGACTTGATGGAAGTATCTTTACAGAGTTATTAGAACCAAATGAAGTTATTACTCAAAAAGCAACAACTTTTGATATTTATCAAAGTTGTAAAGAAATTGTGTCTGATATTGACAGTCAATTACTTTCTGAAAGGGTAGCACGTACAGTTTTAGCAAACTTACAACCAAAGGATAGTGCTGCAGAATTAAAGGAAAAACTGTTAAATGCACTAAGTGACAGAGGCATAGATACCCCACAAGCCTAAATAGACATAGACTATGTCTATGAACCGTTCAGATGGCTTAGAAAAATATGTCGGACCCCTACAACTTGAGGTTTCTCCTACATCGTATTTTTCTACTCCTGAACAAGAATTAGATCAACATCTGTTTACTAACACCACATTAAAAGGTTGGGTTAGAAATGGTTTGTTACAAAAACTTTATGATTTTTTAAATGCCGTTTATCTTCATCCTGATCTTTGGACAACTGTTTGGTTGGCTGGTTCAGCCGTTTCTTATCAATGGGCAGCAGATCGTGAACCTGGAGATCTAGATGTATTAATTGGTGTTAATTACATTCAATTTAGAAAAGGTCATCCTGAATACATGGGACTATCTGATGTTGAAATTAGCAAAATGTTAAATGAAGATTTTAGAGAAAATCTTCAACCAGAAATGGAAAACTGGAATGGGTTTGAAGTTACTTTTTATGTAAATCCTGGTGCAACAGATATTAGAACTATTCAACCTTATGCTGCTTACGATTTAACTCACAATGAATGGACTGTATTTCCAAAACATGAAGGAGCACAAACTAATCCAGCATGGGAATCTGCAGCACAAAAAGATCGTTCAATGGCATCTGATATTGTGATGCGCTATTCACAAGCATTAACTGATTTACAAAACTCTAAAAATGATGCTGCTCGTCGTAACGCAGAATTTAGATTACAAAGTGCATTAACTCAGGGGTCTGCTTTGTTTGAAGATATACATCATTCTCGTAAGTATGCTTTTAGTAAAGAAGGTAAAGGCTACAATGATTTTTATAATTATAGGTGGCAGGCTGGTAAAAAATATGGAACAGTTCCTGCTTTAAGAAAAATGTCAGAGTATCTTAAATCATATAAAACACAACAAGCAGAAGAAACTTACGGTATAGATTTACCAGATACTCAAACACTAATAAGAAGAGCGGCAACATACCGAGCAAAGGGATAAATGAATATACTCGTATCACTAGACGGAGTACTTAGTTCGGACACAGGAGAGCCAATCCGAGCAGGAGTAATGCTTTATTATGCTTTAAATTTAAATAATCGAGTGGCTCTTATGACTTCAAGAAAAACCGAAGATGCACAACACTGGCTTCAATCTCACGGAATTATTAATTACGATGACTTAATTGATTACTCTTTTAACCTTGAAGGTGAAGATTTAAAGAAACGTCAATTTGTTATGAGCCGTAGTCGTGCTCCAATTGAAATGTATGTAGATGCGGACCCTGCCATGTGTGCGTGGGTATTTGAAGAACAAGGTATTCCAGCAATTATGTTTATGAATCCAGGATACTTGGCTGTAGAACGTCGTCCTGACGCTCCTAGAAAAGTAAGGACATGGAATCAAATTGAAGAATCAATAAATAGAGTCAATGTTGCTAAGTCAAAAGATGCAGCCAATCCAAAAGAACTAGAGTTCTGGGATGACTAAACTTATATTTTCAGGGACTGAGGTTGGTTCTAATCGCACTCTTTTAGAAGGCATGAAAGTTGAGTCAATGGGACTCAATTATTGGGGTTTACGTAAACGTGGATTACCTAAAACTAAATTATGGCTTATAAGCGAACACTTTACTCCAGAGACTCAAGTGTATGTTGAATCAGGCGCTGCCCAAGCAGACAAGGCTGGTTTATCAAAAGATGAGTTACTTGATTTAGCCGCAGATTACCAAGAGTTTTTAGTTAACAATGCAGATAGAGCCATAGCCTTTCAAGAGTTTGACTCTATAACTTTAGGATTAGATTGGGTAGAAAAACAACGCCCCTTTTTCAGTAACGATCCAAAATTATGGGTAGTGTGGCATCAAGAGTACGGACTACAAGCATTAAAAGAGATGTCTCAGAAGTACGGGAATGTCTTATTACCTCACGCTGAGATTGAGGAAGTAACTAACTTAGCGGCCGTTACCAGGAGTTACTCAAAGGAGTTCGGAACTAAGTACCATGCCCTTGGATGTGCTAAACCAGACAATCTGAGACAGATACCATTTGTCACTGCCAGCACATTGTCATGGCTATCGCCCATGAGAAGAGGCGAAACTATTATCTGGGATGGAACTAAGTTAGTTCGTTATCCAAAAAGAATGAAGGATCAAGCCAGACCTCGTTACAAGGCAATTGTAGAAAAGGCTGGGTTAGACTATTTAGCGTTTGTACAAGATAGTGCGGTGGAATCAACTAAGGTTGCAGTCTGGTCATACAAGCGATTAGAGGAATCAATGGACAAGAAAAGCCCAAACTTTCACATCATAGAAGGTGGTAAAGGGGAGAAATTATCTGATAACAGTGATGAATTGTTAACAGGTCTTATGGGATTTGAGATCCCGTCATCTGATAACAGTGATATAGAAGTGCGGAAAGTTTCTGCCAATGAGGTGGTTCAAAGAGATCCTTCAGAGGTTCAAAATTTACCTGTCTTTGGGTATAAGATGAAGACAATAGTTGAAACTGATGAAGAAGGAAAGGATGTTCTTAAAGATGTTCCAATCATTAATAACCAACACTCGTCACTTCGCCAATGCAATACCTGCTTTGTTGCCTCGAATTGTCCTGCTTTCAAGCCTGATAATAATTGTGCTTTCAACCTTCCTGTTGAAGTAAAGACTAAAGATCAACTAAAGGCTTTACTTAACGCAATCATTGAAATGCAAGGCCAAAGAGTGGCTTTTATGCGTTTTGCAGAAGAAATGAATGGCGGATATGCTGATCCCAATGTATCTCAAGAAATTGATCGTTTGTTTAAATTGGTTGGTAATTTAAAAGAGTTAGAAGAAAATCGAGAGTTTGTTCGTATTACAGCAGAGCGTCAAAGTTCTGGTGGAGTTCTTTCTGCAATCTTTGGAGATAGAGCACAAGCACTTCGAGAACTTCCTGATACTTTGAAAGAAGATACTGTAACAAAAATTATTCAACAATCAATAGAAGAATAGTTATCTGATAACAGCGGGTGGAGAGCAGTGGATCATAGTGGAGACAACTTTACCCTTTTGTCCTTGCTCTAAGTAATAAAAGAAGTTAACACATATGTGATAGGTTAAGACCCGTCACAATACGCATTCCCATCGAGGGGTATTTGCATTCAATTAGAAATGGTAGGGGTCCATGAGTCTTTTCTCTTTTAAGTTAGCCGAAGAATTTGTTACACCATACAGAGCAAAGAAAGCGCCATTTGGTTATCAAGATGCAGCGGGAAATTCTGTAGGAGAAATTACTTTTCTTAGAACCTATTCACGACTTAAGCCAGATGGTACTAAAGAGACATGGGTAGATGTCTGTGAGAGAGTCATTAACGGAATGTACTCCCTACAAAAAGATCATGCTAAAACTAATCGCCTTCCATGGTCAGATGCCAAGGCAGCCTCTTCAGCCAAAGAGGCATTTGATCGTTTATGGAACTTGAAGTGGACACCACCTGGTCGTGGTCTATGGGTAATGGGAACTTCCATTGTTAATTCCCAACGTAACTCCGCAGCCTTACAAAACTGTGCTTTCGTATCTACCGCCTCCATGACTAAGACTGACCCAGCCAAGCCTTTTGCATTTTTGATGGAGGCTAGTATGCTTGGAGTTGGAGTTGGCTTCGACGATAAGGGCGCCGATAAAGACTTCACAATTTATGCACCACAAGAGGGGGAAATATATGTCATTCCAGATACCAGAGAGGGCTGGGTCGAATCAACATCAGTCTTACTTAATGCTTACTTACGCCCAGACTCTAAGGCTCCTGCCTTCGACTATTCGCTTATCCGTAAAGCGGGCGAACCAATTAAAACTTTTGGAGGAACAGCAGCAGGTCCAGAACCGCTCATTAAGTTACATCATTACATTGATGGAATCTTCAAGCAACGTGCTGGTGAGAAACTTACCCGCACTGATATCGCTGATATTGGGAATCTCATTGGGGTTTGTGTTGTATCTGGTAATGTTCGGCGGTCTGCTGAATTACTTATTGGTCGAATTGATGATCCTAATTTCTTAAATTTAAAAAACCCCGAAGCATTTCCAGAGCGTAATTCTTATGATCCAACAAAACCTGGTTGGGCATGGATGTCAAACAACTCTGTATCAGTTAATGTAGGAGATAATCTAGATACAATAATTGATGGTATTGCTCGTAATGGTGAGCCAGGAGTTGTCTGGATGGATATCTCTAGGAAGTATGGCCGATTGGCTGATCCTGAAAACAATAAAGATTGGCGCATTATGGGATACAACCCATGTGCTGAACAATCATTAGAGTCATATGAATGTTGTACCTTAGTTGAAACTTACCTTAATCGTCACGAAGATATAGATGATTTTAAAAGAACTTTGAAGTTTGCTTATCTATATGCAAAGACTGTAACTCTGCTTCCTACTCATTGGGAAGAAACTAACGCAATCATGCAACGTAATCGTCGCATTGGAACTTCTGTATCAGGTGTAGCAAATTTTGCCGATAATAAAGGTCTTCCAACTCTTCGTCAATGGATGGATGAAGGATATAAAGTAATTAAAACTTATGACAATACCTATTCAGAATGGTTAGGTATTCGTGAGTCTATAAAGATGACTACAGTTAAACCAAGTGGAACAGTTAGTATCTTGGCAGGTGAATCACCTGGCGTTCACTGGACTGTTGGTGGCGAATACTTTAATCGTGCTATTCGTTTTGCTAATTCTGATCCAATGCTTCCTTTGTTTAAGTTGGCTAACTATCGAGTAGAACCAGCAAGTGAATCTCCTGATACAACTTCCGTTGTTTTCTTTCCAATTAAATCAAAGGCTAAACGTTCTGAAAAAGATGTAAGTATTTATGAAAAGATGGCACTTGCTGCTACTGCACAAAGATACTGGTCA